GAATGGGAACCTGACCCAAATGCACCAAAACGATTATCCCAATCAACGGGACGACCAGTTGTATTAAGGGCAAAAATACCTAATGAATAGATGCGAATTACGATTTATAAAAGATATAATAACTATATTACATATAGTTTTTTACCAGAAGCCCTTGACAATGTAAAAGAATTTTGTTATAATAACAATATAAAATATTATGTATTAAGTTATTCAGATAAGGAGATGATTGAATATGAGCGACTTTCTAAAAGATATAATTAAGGAAACAGGAAATGAATATGCAACACTTGTAAGTGAAGGTGTTGAAGCAGGTGATGTTCATAATTATATTGATACAGGTTCTTATACTTTGAATGCTCTTTTATCAGGTTCAATTTTTGGGGGACTTCCAGGAAATAAAATAACAGCAATTGCAGGAGAAGCTGCAACAGGTAAAACTTATTTTGCGTTAGGAATTGTGAAACATTTTTTAGATACTAACAAAGAAGCAGGAGTTATTTATTTTGAATCTGAAAGTGCTTTAACAAAAGATTTAGTTGAAAATCGTGGTGTAGATAGTAAAAGGATGATTATAGCACCAGTATCAACTGTACAAGAATTTAGATATCAAGCAATAAGAGTATTAGACAAATATATCCAACAAGAAGAATCAAAAAGAAAACCAATAATGATTGTATTAGATAGTTTAGGAATGCTATCAACTACAAAAGAAATGGAAGATACAGCTGAAGGAAAAGAAACTAGAGATATGACTAGGTCTCAAATAGTTAAGGCTGCATTTAGAGTTTTAACATTGAAATTAGGTAAAGCAAAAGTACCTATGATTATGACTAACCATACGTATGATGTTATTGGATCAATGTTCCCACAAAAAGAAATGGGCGGTGGCCAAGGTTTAAAATATGCTGCTAGTAATGTAGTGTATCTTACTAAAAGAAAAGAAAAAGAAGGCAAAGAAGTTATTGGAAGTGTAATACATTGTTTAAATTGGAAAAGTAGATTAACAAAAGAAAATGCAAAAATAGATGTAAGATTAACTTATGATAAAGGTTTAGATAAACATTATGGATTGTTAGATTTAGCAATCAAATATAATATATTTAAAGCAGTGTCTACAAGAATTGAATTACCTGATGGAACAAAACAATATGCTAAAACAATCAATAATGAACCTGATAAATTCTATACTAAAAGTATTCTCAATCAGATTGACAAGGGTGCCAAAAAAGAATTCCTTTATGGTGCCTATTAAAGAATATGTTTTTGTTCAAAAAGATGGACAAAAGATTTCTTGTATCAAAATTGTTGAAGGTGAATTTAAAGATGTCATTTATACATATGGCCATGTTAAATTTGCTGATAAAGAAGATAAGAAAGGTAAGTTACCTTTAAAATTTGATTATACAATACAAAGGAATCCAAGTAATGTTGATACTGAAAGTGAAGAATTTAGAAATAAGATTGGCGATATATTAATAGAGGTAGTAGAGGAACAATTAGAGAATGATACCATCAAGTTTAAGTGAAAATTTTGAAACAACACTTTTAAGAAACCTTATATTTAATGAGGAATTTACTCGTAAAACTATTCCATTTTTAAAGAAAGATTTTTTTAAAAATAAAGAAGAAATAATCTTATTTAATATCATAAATAATTTTGTAGTAAAATATAATAATCTTCCTAATAAGGAAGCTTTGAGTGTTGAAGTTGCTAATTTAAAGAATATTACAGAGGAAGAATTTAAATTAACAAAGAATTTGTTAGCTAATTTAGAACCACAAGAAGTGGATCAAAATTGGTTGTTAGATACAGCTGAAAAGTTTTGTAAAGATCGTGCTGTATATAATGCTGTATTGTCAGGTATAAGGATAATAGATGGCAAAGACAAGAAGCATACTCCAGAAGCGATTCCGAGCATCCTTAGCGAGGCTCTTGCTGTTTCATTTGATAGCCATATTGGTCATGATTATTTAAATCAAACAGACGACCGATTTTCATATTACCATAGAACCGAAGAAAGACTTAAATTTGATTTGTCTTATTTCAATAGAATTACAAAAGGTGGTCTGCCACCTAAAACTTTAAATGTAGCACTTGCAGGAACTGGTGTTGGTAAGTCTTTGTTTATGTGCCATGTTGCTGCTTCTATGATGAGTCAAGGTAAAAATGTATTGTATATAACTTTAGAAATGGCTGAGGAAAGAATTGCTGAAAGAATTGACGCAAATCTTTTAGATGTAACTATTGATGAACTTTATGAAATGCCCAAGACATATTTTGATAATAAAGTTACTAAACTTAAACAGAAAGTTAATGGTCAATTAATTATAAAAGAATATCCTACAGCGGCTGCTCATGCAGGCCATTTTAAATCCTTATTTGATGAATTAGCATTAAAGAAATCATTTAAACCTGATATATTATTCATTGATTATTTAAATATTTGTTCATCAAGTAGATTTAGGGGTGGTAATATATCTTCATATTTTTATATTAAAGCAATTGCTGAAGAATTAAGAGGTTTAGCTGTTACTCATAATGTTCCTATTATAACAGCGACACAAACTACAAGAGCAGGATTTATGTCTTCCGATATTGGATTGGAAGATACGTCTGAAAGTTTTGGCCTTCCAACAACTGCTGATTTTATGTTTGCTTTAATTACTAATGATGAATTAGAAGCATTAAATCAAATGAAGATTAAACAATTAAAAAATAGATATAATGACCCTGCTATTAATCGTGCATTTATAATTGGTGTAGATAGAGCTAAAATGAGATTGTATGATGTTGAACAAGCTGCTCAAAAAATTGTGGAAAGTAATCAAGAAACACAAGAACAAGTTGAAGGAACTGCTTATGATAAGTTTTCAGGATTTAAAGTATGAAATACAAATATAATAAACATGATCAAGCTAGAAAAAGACAACCATCTATTTACTATAAAGCAGTAATGATTAAGTCAGATAGACAAATAATTTGGCGGGCAGTTGAAATGCCAAGTAAGTTAGTAGTAGAGGAAAGTTTTTTTGAGGAAGATGTTAAAAGAATAGTTAAGTTTCAAAATAAAAATAAGACTTTTGGTAGATATGGATTTCCTAAGTTTTTTGATAAAAGAACTATTGAGGAAAGAAAGTCAGACCCAGGCAGGTCTAGCTATAATTATCGTTATTATTAATTTATAATGTTATTTTACCTGGTATTGATAGTGTCTTATATTCTAACATTATATTTGTAGGATAAATTTTACCACCAGTTTTACTTCTAACATTTAATTTAAATGAGAAATGGCTATTAGAAAATTCAACATCAATTCTTTTACCATTACTTTGTTTGCCGCCATAAAATACTACAACATTACTTGAAATATCTGAAAATTTACTATCAACATAAGTTGGATTCATATAGTACATATTAATTTTATCTTGTCCTTTATCCCTAGAATGAATCATCCAATAATCAGAACCCATAGCAGTTTTTATAAATTTCTTTAAAATATTTTTATTAACTTTTTTTGGACCAGAGTGTTTTTTATTTTTAGCTGTTTGGAATGATTTACCAAAATAATTAAACGTATCACAAAAAGCATTTTTATTAAGACCACACATTTCAAGTAATGCTTTACCTTTAATTGTTTTGACATTATTGTCTTTTATATCTTGATCTGAAAATAAACTTTTGGTTCCAGAATTTATAAAAGTTAAAGATGGTCCAGATTTTGCTGAAAGATGAGATGGAGGACCATCTTTGTGAAAAATATCAATGTCTGTCAATACTGATCCGTGTGATTGATGTTTTCTAGGAGCAACATATGGTTGTTTACCATCAACTTCAAATGGTCTAGGAGTATTTTGTCCACCTAATTGTTTAACATCTGTAATAGGTTTTTTACCACCTTGTTGTAATTGTCCAACTAACCAACCTGCAGGTTTGTGATATTTACCTACACATGGTTCTCCATTAATACACTCTTTTATTCTATTAGTAAATTCTCTTTCAAATATATTTCCTTTATTTTCTTTTTTACTACCTACTGGTTTACCACCAAACTCAATTGTTTTAGTGATATGAGTATGTCTAATTTTATCTTTTGATTTACTACCTTTATATGAACCTATTAAAAAAGCTTCCTTTATCAATGAAGTCTTTTTTAGATAATTATTTCTTTCTGCAGCCTTTGTAAATATTTTAGATTTACCATCTTGATATTTGATATCAATTTTATCAGCACTAAACACACCTTTTTTAGTTGAAAAATCGTGATTATATTTTTTATGATCTCCAAAGACTTTATCAAAAAATAATTCAGTACTTTTGATATAATCTTTAGAAGCTATGTGTTTTAGTTCTAATTGTGCCATATCAATATTTATATATTATAAATAGTATTAAACTTGATTTATTAATGGATGAGTGAGTTTTTGTTTATGGAATTATTGGGAGAACAATGCAAAGTTTTAAACAATATTTGTCCGAGGCTAGAAATACACACCTTGAACATTTAGAAGATGATATAATTAACAATGGTTACGAAGGTGGCCTAAACGCTGTACAATTTCTTAAATCATTAAGAGATATGATGGTGGGGTCGTCTGGTGGCCGTGTTAATGTATCAGTAAAGTGGGACGGCGCTCCTGCTATTTTTTGTGGTATCAATCCAGAGAACGGTCGTTTCTTTGTTGCTACTAAATCACTATTCAATGTAACTCCTAAAATCAACTATACAAATTCAGACATAAGTAAAAATCATGCAAGTGGTCTTGCTGATAGGTTACAGGTATGTCTACGGTATCTTAAAAAATTAAATATACGAGGTATAGTACAAGGTGATTTACTATTTGTGCCTGGTGATATAAAATCAGTTTCAATAAGAGGTGAAAAAGCAATTGCATTTAAACCTAATACTATTACATATGCTATACCAGAAAATAGTGTTTTAGCAAAAAGAATATTAAGAGCAAAATTAGGTATTATATTTCACACATCTTATTCTGGTAGGAAAATGTCAGATTTAAAAGCAAATTTTGGTGTTAGTATTAGTTCATTTACTAAAACAACAGACGTATTTTTTGATGATGCAGGATATAAAGACGTAAGTGGTGTTGCAACATTTACTAGTAGTGAAAGTAATAGTTATGATGCTATTTTAAGAATGGCTACTGGGTCATTAAAGAAAGGTAAAAGAATTTTAAATTTATTAAAAAGACAAACTAATTTATTATCTGTAGGGGCTAGATTAAAAATCTTCTTTAATGATTATGTTAAAAGAGGTGCTGAATTATCAAATGTAAAAAAAATTAGTAATGATTTTAGAAAGTATTATGCAAGTGCTTTAGATGATGAAGTGGGGAAAAGAAAAACACCTGCTGTTAAAGCAAGATATGAAACAATTAGAAATGAAGGTTTAAGATTTATAGACAAATATTATGAAGAAATATATTTTGCAATTGCTACTTATTTAACCTTACAAAGAGCAAAGAATTTTTTAGTAGGTAAAATGAATCAAGTTAAATCAATAGGAACATTTTTACAAACAGATAAAGGATTTGAAGTTACTAATCCTGAAGGTTATGTTGCTGTAGATAGAATGGGTAATGCAGTTAAATTAGTAGATAGATTAGAATTTAGTACTGCAAACTTTACACTAGCAAAGAATTGGATACGAGGATGAAACAAGTACAAAGTTTTATACAATATATAAATGAAGGCCTATATGATAAAGGAATATTTAAAGCATTCTTTTTAGCAGGAGGTCCAGGTTCTGGTAAAACATTTGTAACTCATAGTGTATTTGCAGGTTTAGGTTTAAAAGTTGTAAATTCTGATAATGTATTTGAAAGAAGTTTAAAACAAGCAGGGTTATCTTTATCAATGCCTGATACTGAAAAAACAGAAAGGGATATATTAAGAGCTAAATCAAAAGTTGTAGCTTCAAATATATTTCAAACTTATATTATTGGTAGATTGGGTATGATTATAGATGGAACTGCTAGAGATTATGATGCTATTGCTAGACAATATCAATTGTTAAGTATATTAGGATATGATTGTTATATGGTTTTTGTAGATACAGATTTAAATGTTGCTTTAGAAAGACAAAAATCTAGGGAGAGAAGAATACCAGAATATATTGTTACTACTTCTTGGAAAACAATACAAAGTAATAAAACAAAATATCAAAGATTGTTTGGTATGAATTTTCATAATGTAGAAAATAATAAATCTAATTTAGAATTAGTTATGATGATAATGGGTAGAGTATCTAAATTAGTAAGGAGATTAATTAGTTTGCCAATAAAAAGTTTTACAGCTAAAAGATGGATAGTAAATAGAATGAAAGAGAAACGTAGCGGTAGTAAATATAAGTTTTGGCCGCTTAGTAAAGGAGTAGCATAGATGAATAAATTAAATTTATCAGACAGTACAGCCATAAGTATGCCAATGAGGAACTTATTGTCTATTCTGGCTGCAGTTGGTGTAGGAGTTTGGGCTTACTTTGGTGTGATTGAGCGTTTAAATAATTTAGAAACTAAATCTACTTTAGCAGAAAAAGATTTAACTAGTGAGGTGCAAAGAATTGATAAAGATATTGAAGGTTTAATAAGTGGTGATATTGCACAAAATAATGAATTTAGGATCAAATGGCCAAGAGGAGATTTAGGCTCTCCACCAGCTGATTCAGAACAATTTATGCTTATAGAATTCCTTTCAGGACAAGTGGAAAATCTTGCGAAACAATTGGAAGGAATGATGAACAATAAGGTAAACATTGAAAGGTTACAAACCGATATGGAGAAATCTTTATCAGATATAGAAAAATTAAAGGACAAAATTAGAGAAAACAAAAATGGTTTTACTACGGAGGGAAATTAAATGGACGCAGCTACTCTAGTTACTATTATTACTATGTTCATTGTAACCGATACTTCAAGCGAATTTATTAAGTATGATGGTTTAATGAGCTGTTTGAAAGATAAAAGAAAAATAGAAAAAATGAAAGATGGTCGTAGAGTAATTTGTGGTCCATCAATGGCAGAAATTGACGCTGAAGGTAATATTATTAGTATTAAAAACAAAATGCCTGACCAATCTGGTAGTTTAAAACTAGGTGGTACAGCGAAGTCTTTAACAGAAAAGAAAAAAGAAAAAAAGACTAAAGTATTAACACAATAGGATTAATGATATGAAAAAAATATTAATGAGTTTATTACTTGCTCTATTTTTAGTAGGTTGTAATACAACAAAGAGTATTAAAATAGAACAAGAAGTCGGTCTCTTAAAAACCGTACAAGAACGAGGTTATGTAATATGTGGAGTTAATGCAGGTTTACCAGGATTTTCTGCTCAAGATGAGAACGGAAACTGGAGTGGTTTAGATGTAGATTTCTGTAAGGCAGTTGCCGCTGGTATATTTGGTGACTCAAGTAAAGTAGAATTTATAGGATTAAATGCTAGTCAAAGATTTCCAACATTGGCGTCTGGCAATATTGATGTACTTGCAAGAAACACTACTTGGACAATTAGTCGTGATGTTAATTTAATGTTTGAATTTGCAGGTGTTAATTACTATGACGGCCAAGGATTTTTAATACCTACTGATTTGGATATTAAAAGTGCAACAGAATTAGATGGTGCGTTTGTATGTATTACAAAAGAAACAACATCTGAATTAAATTTAAATGATTATTTTGCAGAAAACAATATGGCATATGTGCCAGTATATGTTGAAGGTAATAAAGACGCAAAGGCAAAATTATTTAATGGTGAGTGTGATGTATTTACTACAGACGCTTCTGGTTTAGCATCCGCTAGAGCAGGTGCAGACGACCCTAGTAAATGGATGGTTTTACCAGAAATTATATCTAAAGAACCATTAGGTCCACTTGTAAGACAAGGCGACCAAGAGTGGGAAGATATTGTAAGATGGACTCACTTCATTATGATTAATGCTGAAGAGGCAGGTATTACAATGTACAATGTAGATATGATGTTGACTGCTAAATCAAAAGAAGTTAAAAGAATATTAGGTGTTGAAGGTTATATCGGTCCTATGTTAGGACTTGGTATGAAGTTTGGTTATAATATTATCAAACAAGTAGGGAATTATGGGGAATCATTTGAGAGAAATGTAGGACCTAATACACCACTTGCTTTAGAACGAGGATTAAATAACTTGTGGAAAAATGGTGGCGTAATGTACGTACCACCAATTAGATAGGGAGAAATATGTTTAAAAAACTAATAGATAAAATAGGATATAGAAACGGCGATACTAAATGGTTATTAAAGATTTTAGCAGGTATATTTTTAATTGCTATAGTATTTGGTATGTTCAAACACAATCAAGTAAGTGCTGGCGAATGCAATATGGAAGCAGATAAGAAGGATGCTGAAGTAGTTTTTGCTGTTTGTGTTTTTGCAGACGGTACATTAATTGACCATAAAGGTGCCAATAGTATGTCCGATTGCTTAAAGACAAAAAGAGAAGTAGAAAAAGCTTGGAGAAATAAGTCCCAAGAAATGGATAGTGTAGAAATAAATGGTATCACTTACAAGATTGATGGAGAAAGTTTAGCATTTATGTGTGATTTAGTGGACGCAAACGTACATCATTATGAAGATGGTACTTGGGAAATAGTTAAAATTTTAGGCAAACATAAGAAGGACGAGTAATGATAGAACAATTAAAAAGATGGTGTATTGAAGTTTCAAAAGGACTATGTAATGAAACGGTCAGTACAGCAGGAACTATTTGTGATGAAACAAAGAAAGCAAATGCTAACTTTGTTAAGGCGATAATGGATAGTATTTAAAGAAAAAGGGGTACGAATAGAAGATGTTAAAAGGGTTTAAGGAACATATACAAGAGTCGATAATAGACATACCTAGACAAACGTATGCTACACCTGTATTTGATAAAGCAGATACAGATAGTCCGAAACTTAAGCCTTCTGTACAAAAACAGTTACTAGATGGTATAAAACAATTTACAAAATTTGGAAAAATAGTTGATACTACATTAATAGGTTCTATATTAACAAAGCAATATAGAGAAGATGCTGATTTAGATGTAACTATCTTATTTGACATACCTGGAACAAAAGCTGAACAAGAAAAGAAACATGAAGAAATAAGAGAGTTTCAATGGACAGCTAATGCTAAAAAGGTGGGTAAAAGTAATCATATAATAAACTATTTTTCTGTCATAGATCCTGCCGTATTTGCTAGGAATAGAAGACTGGCTGATGGTACTTACGATATAAACAAAAATGAGTTTATTCGTAAACCAGATCCAGGTACTTTCCATTCTGAAAGATATGTGGCGGATTTTCAGAAACGTGTTTCTGAAATAGATGTTGTTAAGGGTGAACTTGTAAGAGATATGATTGATTATGAGGAACTAAAAAATTTAAATAGTGGAGATATTAAAAATTTAAATAATGTAGTTTCTAAAAAGTTAGCTGAAATTAAAGATTCCATTAACACATTAATTGATATGGGGGATAAAGTTATGCAGGACCGAAAAGACGCTTTCGATTCTGTTATGACACCCGATCAGATTCGTAATTTTGGCGTTAAAAATCGCCTTCCTAAAAATGTGATTTATAAAATGTTAGAAAAGTATCATTATCTCAAATTTTACAAAACTTTGGTAGAGATTATGGAGGATGGAAAGATAACACCAGACGAACTGAAAACATTATCTAAAATAAAGGAGGCCAAGGGTAGACATATAGCGTTTACCTTTGGCCGATTTAATCCACCAACAACAGGACACGAAAAACTTTTAAGTAAACTTACTTCTATAAGAGCAGACGATTATAGAATTATTTTAAGTAGGTCTGAGGATTCAAGTAAAAATCCATTGAAGCTTAGGCAAAAGGTTGCAGCTATGAAAAGGATGTTTCCTAGATATGCTAGTAAAATAGTTACAAGTAAAACAAATATTGTTATTGATATAGT